GCTTTTGGAAGTAAGTTGGATGGCTACAGTCTCTCCGTTTCCAATAGCCAATATGTCGAATATGCCAAACAAATCTTTTTTTCGTTTGGTAAAAGCGTTGTACGATTCCACGACATCGCATTGATAGCCTCTTTCGGTCATTAGCGCGATAGTACGCTGATTAAGACTAGCCAAGATCGTCAGCCGTTATCTTGCCCTCAGAAGCGATAATAATCGCCTTGTGGTGCTTTTTAGGGATGCTGTTACGCATTGACCAGGCATAGACAGTTACATACTTAATTCCGAGCTTTTCCGATATGTCCTTGTAGCTACCGAATACCTCTAGTAATTTGTCAAAGTGTTGTTTTTGTGCAACAGTATCCATATCTTCTCCTTTTGTAGAACCTTGATTCTACACCGAATACAGGCAAATGTAGATATTAGGGTAAATCCCTAGTAAATATTCTACAAATCTCTACAAATATCTGTATAGTCATATCTAAGCGATGTCGCTTATTTCTTTGAAAGGGAATAAAAATGAAAGCAAATAATCAACAATTAAAGTTACAGCAATCAAAAATGGAAGTAAGCAATGATGATGTATGCACTTGCTGTGGCAGAGCATTAAAACAATCTAGTGGAGTTTGGTTAGAGTTAAGTTTTATAACAAATAAATACTACATTGATGATGTAGTTCCTAAACAAGAAAGCCAAGGTTATTTTCCATTTGGCATGACTTGTGCAAAAAAAGTAGCTTTATCAGTTTATTAATTAACATCCCCCTTCGGGGGGTTCTTTTGAAAGGGAAAAAATGAAGAACTGGCACATGGTAGTAATTGGAATCTTGTTAATTATCTTTGCTCAAATTATGTGGTACGCAACAGAGAAGGGGATTATATGAATAAGTATGATGCTTGGTTAGAGAGTGGTGCAGATCAACAATGTTTAGGCGATCAGCAAGAGTATGTGTGGACTACCTATATGAAGCCAGGTAAGCCATGTGATCCAATGGATCTGGATAACTTCCAAGAGTATCTTGCAGATGCAACTGCTGATTACAAAGGTGTAGAAAAGTGGGAAAATCTACGACAGTATGCAGATAGAGGTGAATGGGAAAAGTTTGGTCGGGCTATTTATTTTCTAGTACACGACCATATTGAAAACAAATTAATTGCGGAGGAAGAATAATGTCTAAATATTTAGAACTTAGGAATGTAGATGTATCGGATAAGATTGAGAAGAAGAATGGCTTGTCTTATCTGTCTTGGGCATGGGCTGTAGACACATTGCTACAACACGATCCACAAGCTACTTGGACTTATGGGCAGCCGGTAATGTTTGGTGAGACTGTAATGGTGTTCTGTACAGTCAATGCGTTTGGTAAGTCTATGACCGCACAGTTGCCGGTAATGGACTATCGCAACAAGGCAATACCTAACCCAGATGCGTTTAGCGTAAATACCGCTATGCAGAGATGCCTGGCTAAAGCTATTGCTCTACATGGTCTTGGATTGTCTCTTTATGTCGGTGAGGATTTATGGGATGATATAGAGGTAGATTCTACAAAGTTTGTAGAAAAGATATTAGGTTCTCAGGACATCCCAGAACTAAAGGTTAACTTTGCCCAAGCGTTTAAGGAAGTGTCCAAGGACAAAGAGGCAATGAAAAAGGTAAACGATGCTAAAGAAAAGCGGAAGGCAGAACTAAGTGAAACTAGCTGATGAGCAGCCTGATAATGTTTGTTTTGATTGTGGAGAAAAATGGGGTTCACACCCCATCAAAAATGGGGAGAATCATAGAGTATGGATCGACCAATGCGATGTATGTTTAAGGCTCACAGCAGTAGCAGATGCCTCGGAATATGGATATATGAAGGAAGGATGGGATGGAAACAAAGTGGTGTCATAGTTGCCAAATTTATCGGTCAAAAGATGGTTTTAAGCTGGTAGAAACAGGGAGCAGACTAAAGCCAGTAAAAAGGTGGAAGTGTGCATTTTGTCTAAAACGAGAGTCGGAGAGAAAGTATGCGAAAAGAAAGTGATTTTTTTGAAAACGCTAGGAATGTAGCCAAGGCAATAGATGAGGGTACTTATATCTATACCCCTAGTTCCACAGATATTACGATTCGGTGGAGAAAGATTTATGGCTATGTACCGGCAAGTGAGCAAAAGAAGTACCAAAAGAAATGGGCAGAGTTTCGCGCATTGACAGCAAGAACTCTAGAGAATGTGGAGATACCAGAGATACCGGGAGTTGTGCAATGGAAAAAATGGCAAAAATCCTAGTAGAGATAGGTGTTTACATTTTGTTGCCTTTTGCGATAATAAGGGTATCTTGGGATTTAGCAAATACCTGGATAAAGGAACTTATTAAATGAGAAACAAGCATTGTATGGAGGCTTTCTATAGAACCCTAAAGGATGTTGATATTCCTTCTGGGCAGTCTATGATTTGTGAGCATTTCTTTGCTTGCGGATGGGATGCAGCCATTGATGCTCTTTCTCTTGCATACCAAAGGCAGTTTGAAAATGATGGAGTTGATACACAGCTTATTCGCAGAGACCCACAAGAGCCAATCCCAGACGATGACAAAGAATGATTGGTATCCTGTATGCTTTCATTCCAAATCAGATTACAAGAAATGGCAGTATTACAGAAGGGGATCATGCGAAAGAGTTACAGTATGTGATGACTGTAGCGATGAGTATCAAAAGAAAATGAAAGGGGAAAATCGGTGTTTTATGGCAGAAGCTATGCACCGATCAAAATATGTCTGAACCAGTATCTCAAGCAGTAATGACAGTAACCGAGGTTGCTCCATTTCAGTTTGCTATTGAAATTGAGGGATCAGATTTATCGTTAGAAGTTTCACAGATTATGGTAAAGTTTCTGAATGACTGCTTACAGCAGATTCATGCGGATCAAAAAATCCATTGAAAGGGATTGTATGGAACAAAGAACAGAAGAATGGTTTAGTGCCAGACTAGGCAAAGTTACCGCTAGTCGGGTCGCAGATGTCTTAGCCAAGATTAAGTCTGGCGAATCGGCAAGTCGTAAGAACTACAAGATGGAGTTGGTTGTTCAGCGATTGACCGGCAAAGCAGGGGAGTCGTTTACAAACGCTGCGATGGAATGGGGTACAGAGCAAGAACCATTCGCTAGGATGGCATACGAGGCTCATACAGGCACTTTTGTAAAGGAGGAGGGGTTCGTAGACCATCCCACGATAGAAGGCTTTGGATGCTCTCCTGATGGCATTGTAGGGGAAGGTTTAATCGAGATTAAGTGTCCGAATACCGCTAACCATATTGAAACAGTCTTGGAGAACAAAGCTCCAAGTAAATACATCCCACAGATGCAATGCCAGATGGCTTGTACAGGCGCGAAATGGTGCGACTTTGTATCATTCGATCCTAGAGTGCCAGAGGACTTGCAGTTGTTTGTAGTAAGAGTCGAGAGGGATCAGGAGTATATCGACTCGATGGAAGTAGAAGTAAAGCAGTTTTTAAGCGAGGTCTTAGACCTATTTAACCAACTAAAAGCGAGGCAGAAATGACCTATAGTAAATACGAAATGAAAGATGGCAGCTTTAGTCTATTTAAAAACGACAAAAAGCTCACAGATAAACACCCTGATTACAAGGGGTCAATCAAGATTAACGGAGTTGAGCATTGGTTTGATGCCTGGCTAAAGGAAGGCAAGAAGGGAAAGTTCTTATCGGGTCGTATTGGTGATCCGAAACAGAAAGGTTTTACCCCCAAGGGCGATGATGAGATGCCCAAGATTAACGATGATGATTTTGCTTTCTAGGGGAAAACCATGAAAAAGATTGCTATAGGATTGGTAACATATATGTTACTAGGTAGTGCGTATGCTTGTCAGACACAGACACTTATTGTCGGTGGTAAGCTACAAGTATGTACAATTTGTGGTTCTGTAGTTAGCTGTATGTAACCCCCCAATGAGATCGGCATTAGTAGCGCAATGCTACACCCTTTCAAGGAGTGCCACCCCCCTACCGATCAGGGTGGCTCAATGACCTTTCAAAAAGACCTACAGAGGGGTTTGGAGATAGAGGAAAGGGTCTTGGCTATCCTACGCAAGAAATACCCTTGTGCGACCCTTGTAAACGCTTTTAAGGGGTACGATATTTGGATACCAGAGATAGATAAGGCTGTAGAGGTAAAGTTTGACCCAATGAGCCAACGCACAGGCAATATCGTTGTAGAGATAGAGATGTATGGGAAAGACTCAGGATTAATGGCTACCCAAGCTGATTACTGGGTTTTCTACGATGGACAGATGTTTGTCATCATGCCGGTTAAGCATATATTTAAGTGCATATTCCTGAGTAAGCTACAGTATGTAGAATTTATAGGTGAGGGGGATAGTCAGGTTAAAAAGGCTTTTTTAGTAGATAAGAACACCTTATTTAAGTACGGCAAGATTCTATGAGAGGTATAAGGCTCTTTCGTCTTTTCTTCTGTTGGTAAGTCCTTTTAATTCCTTACCGCCTGCCTTATTCCACTTTAAGAACTCCTCAGCAGCATCCTCAAACTCACCCCTATTGTGTTTCATCCGAAGGGTAGAATTTTGGAGATTACCGAGTCCAACATTGAAGGCGAAAGACACAAGTGCGCCAAACCGACCAGGAGTAAGCCCAATAGGACATAATCGTTGAACTCCGCTTTCAAACCTCGCCAAATCCTCTGCCAACAGTTTGTCCACTTCTTCCATAGAGAAAGTTCTGTTCCAGCCTTCTGGGATTGGTAAGTTTTTTCGTTCTTCAAGTTTCACCTTTATATGGTTAGGGTCAATAACTCTCCCGACCCCTACAGTCCAAAGTAAAGCTGGACATCGATAAGGGGTAGTTCTGACCCCCTCATGGTGCTTAATCATCTCAATAACTTTGTGGTCAATCATTTCTTAGCAAAGGCTTGCGTACCGAACCAGAAGGCAATAATAGAGGCTAGGATCTGCATCTCGTCTGCATCAAATACCATAGGGATAGCCTCGGCAAACGCTGCGCCAGTTGACCATGCCCACCAGATAGAGGCAATGTCTACAACGATTAGAAGTAAAACAAATAGGTATGTAACCATTGGTCTTACAGAAGCTCGTAGGTTAATAATCCATTGGCTTGCACCCTTGCCGATTTCTATATCGTGTTGGTACATAGCACTTCTTTCTTGTGCCTGAGTCTGCATCTGCACTTGGTCTGTGCGGATCTCCTCGATCCTAGCTTGTGCTGCATAGCCTCTTTCTAGCATCTGGAGTTCTCGTTCCATCTGCATCCGAGCTAGTTCTAATTCGTGAGACTTATCGGACTTGTCTTGGAAGAAGTCTAATAGTTTAGGCAGTCCACCCATCAGGAATGACAAAGCTGTAGAAATTAGTGTGAACATTATTTACCCTTTATGACCCCAAGTAAGATACCAGGCAATGACCGCAGCCAACGCATAGCACATATACATAACTCTACGCACTTCTGCCAAATCTTTTCTAAATTCATTTTCTATTTCCTTCTCTTGTTTTTCAATCTTGAGTTTAATGGCTTCTACTTCTGACCATCGTTTTTGACCATGATTTTTCACAAAATCTTTCTTGACCTGTTCTTCTTTTATTCTTATATCTTCTTGTTTTTGCCATTGCATCATGGCTCGTTTGAAATACTGCTCTTTTACTACTTCTGCTTCTCTAATCTGCCTTCTGCGTTCTAAGGCTTTTTGTTGTGCTACCGAGGCTGCTTCTTTTTGGACATCCTCGATAGATGAACCAATGACTTTGCCAGCCTCTTTGCCTGTCTTTACGCTTTCGCTAAAAGACTTTGCGCCCTCCAAAAACCCAAATTGATCGGACATAATTCATAATTAGTTTAGTTTTAGAACAAGAGAAAGTAAGATAGCAATAATAAAAGCAGCCGAACCGATTAGGATCTGTTCTAAGCGTTTTAGCCTAGCATTGATACCTGTATAGCGTTCAGCACAGACTGCCTCATGCGCGGATAAGGCAGCCTCGTTCTTGTCAATCATATCGGTCATGGCAAGCTCGCAATAAACTCATTAGCCTGTTCTTGTGTCATCACATTCCCATCGGCATCTTGAAGTTCTGCACCAGCTAAGACTTCTTTTTTGAAAGAAATTAAATTTGGGTTGTCCGCTTGTATAGGAAATGAAGTGTAAGAATTATTGCCATTATCACGAACTACATGGTGCTGGTCATTGCCAGAAATATCTTTAACTGTAATTAATTTATACATTTTTATAACTCCGCAGATAGAGCAAGTGAAGCTGTGCTGTCGTTATTACCAATTAATTGATAAGTTACTCCTGTTGTTAAACCACTAGAAGTTGGATTAAGACCGGCTGTAAATGGAGTTACAGAAGGTGAATCTATTGTTACAGAAGAAACTGAAAATATTGTTCCACCAGCCCAAAGACCTAATGACCCAGTTGTAGTAACAGAAGTTGGCGATATTCTCATTGGGGTTTGCATAAAAATTGTTGCGTTTCCGCCAGAAGAATTTCCTGCTGGTCCAATTCCAATTCTTGCATATTGAGTTGCACCACTAACTTTATAAAAATATCGTTGGCATAACTGCAATTCAGTTCCATAAGGTCTGTAATCAAAGCTAGTAGCTGTAGAGCCTACCTCTAGCTGAACTCCTGTGATGTAGAAAGTTGCTGAAGCATTGTTTGCCCATGTTACTTGACTTGAACTTTTAATATAGCCTGATGCCTGCCAAGAGCCAGTAGTTCCGTTTAAATTTGAACCTGAACCTAAGTCCCAACGAATCCATAAACCATTACTATTATCAGTAGCCCAAGTTCCGCTTGTATCTCCAGCTATAGTTGCGGTCTTTTGTTCCCAAGTATTTGCGGCATTAACCGTGTATGTTACTGCATATGCTCTATTTGTTGCTCCATTACCTACTTGAAAAGTGTAAGTTCCAGTAACACTTGAACGCACCCAAAAACTAATTGTTATTGTTTTAGCGTTAGCAGTTCCCCAACCTAAATCGGCAACATTGAAACCCTCAATTATTTGACCCAAAGTAAGAAAATCTCCTGCCGCTGGAGAAAATGCTGAGGTAACAGTAGTTAATAAACTATTTACAAACCCAGTAGGAACTAAAGTTGAGCGTTGTGATGTTACTCCATAACTTGCACTACTTGTTTGATATGAAAATCTATCAACACCAAAAGAAACTCTATCTCCTGTAGCGATAGAAGTACTAGCACCAGCATTACGCTGGTCAATCACCATCGCACCGTTGATGATGCGATTCTTCATGTTAACAAATCCATCTAATCCTAGATTTGTTCTAGCTGCTGCTGCTGTAGATGCTCCTGTTCCACCATCTGCTATTGCTAGGTCTGTGATTCCTGTAATTGTTCCGCCTGTGATTTTGGCAGCAGTCATGGTATATGTGCCATCCCGAATACCATCGCCACAGTCTCGGATCTGCGCCATCATATCGCGCATAGTATCGTTTACCGCAGAAGGTAACATCCCCTCTGGTGCGCCATCTGGCGGAGTAGCTGTGTTATTAGCAGGGGTTAGAGAATACTTTGTATATGCCATGATTTTCCTTAATTACTCTGTTATTCCGAATGTAGCACCATATCCAAGGCTTAGTGCTTTCCGTTGTAATTCTTTACTAATTGGTTCTATGTTTGTTGTAGATGCTTTAGACATCAATCTTGCTGCTAACTTGGGATCTAACATGGCATCGACCAATAATTCTCTAATTTGGTCATCTGTGCCATTGTAAAGCCAATTAAGAGGTGCTACAACCTTGTTTGCTGCTGCCGGTACTTCTCCGAACATCTGTTTTCCGATGATTCCACCGATAACATTAGCTGTAGAAAGATTCTTAAATGTATCTGATCCTGGCACTCTGCCAGACTTGTTTAGAACACCAGAATCTAAGTCTCTGCCAACTCGTTCTAGGATTTTTACTTGCATCTGAGACATATCTGTCTCTTTTGCTGCTGCTCGGATAGCATTAACAAATTTAGGTTGAGAAATCATAAACTGACCTACATTAATAGGATCAGGAATTGTAGAAAGAACCTTACCTCTAAAACCTTGGGCTGCTTCTACTTTCTCAATATTTTTACTTCTTTGAGCATAGACTTTTAAGTAGTCTTTATATCCAGGTGCTGACGAATCAATAACATCATCTACAGCCTTAATAACGCTTTCTAGCTGTCCTTTTGCTAGGCTGTATGCAGAACCTTCTCTATCCAAAAGACCTTGTGCTGCTGCTCTTAGATCCTTACGAACCTCATAAAGCGAACCAACTGTATCTGCTCTGTTTACAGAGTTTTTAGCAAAGTTCATAGCATTGATAACTGTAGATCGCTTGCCAACATCAGAAGCCAAAATGTCATCAATCTGTTTATTAACTACCAAAGAGATAGCAGATTGTATTTGTTGTGGTGTCTGTGTTGATGCAGCAAACGCTGCCTCTCGCATTGGTGCAGTAGCAGTTTCTCGATTAGCAACAGCAATATTAACTGCATCTTGGTCTTTAGCTAATCTGTCAATAATAGCCATTCTTGCTTTATTAGCTTCGGATGCTTGTGCAGCAAACTTGCCTGTAACATCTAATGCGCGAATAGGAGTTTCTGCTGAGATTAATCCTACATCTCTACTTGCTTGTGCTGTGGTTGGTGTGTATCCAGGCACTTGTGGTTGGAACTCTTGCATACGAGTAATAGCAGTCTCTGGTTTGTTTGCCAACTGTCGTAAGACATTACCAGTAATAACTTCTCTGCCTGCCTCTGTAAATGGGCGAACAGTCTCTCTAACTGCTCTGCCTGCTGCTGGAATAGCTGTAGTTGCTGTGCCAGGTGCGACCATGCCTCCTAACATTGCCAAGCCTAATTGACCGCCTGCACCAACATCTGCATATTCTCTACCGGCAGCCGATGCACCAGCACCACCTACCGCAGCACTTGTCTGTAGAGGTAAATTCTCAGTAAAGAACTTTTGTACAGCAGATGGCTGTGTTAAGGCTGTTTTACCAGCTTGGTATGCTCTTTGAACTAATGCAGCAGGAGCAGCAACACCAGACACAGCAGAAGTAATATCTTGGATTACTTTTTCGCCCTTGGTCTCTGCCTCTGGCAATCCTGCTTGTGTCATTCCTCTTTGTAGAACTTGGCTAGGCATCTGCAATCTAGGAATTTCTGTTCCTGTTACTTTGCCTACACCACCTGTAATAAGGTTAATAAGTGTATTAAGAGCATCACCAGCTAATACAGGAAGTCCTGCTGCACCTGTAGTAGCAGCTCTAGCAGTCAATCCTAATTGCCGACCAATATCTCTACCTAATTGATTTTGGTCTTGCCCACCCAAAGACTCAGCAATTAACTTTTGAGCCTGTTCTGGTGTAGTTCCTTCTGGAACTTCAAATCGACCTATTCTGCCATCAGGCATTTCATATCGAGCTATTGGCATTATTCAAATCCTAAAAATTTAACACCTCTTGCAGATGGGATACCTAAATCTTTTGATTTTGGAACTTCATTAACTTTTTTGTAAAAGTCTTTAGGCAATACTGCACCAAGTTTTGCATCGTATTCTTGAACTGCTGTAAGGTTAAACTCGTTCTTTTTGTATAGATTTCTAGAAAAATCAGCAATTTTCTCTGCTCTTTCAGCAAACCTATTATTAGCATCAGCCATCAATGCGCGACCAGATTCTGAATTAGCAAGGCTTGGAACTGCATTAATATAGGCTTCAAATTCTATATTAGATGTTGCGCCAGAGCCAGGAGGTCTAACTTTAACAGCAGTTTGGACAACTAAAGATTTAGCCAAATCGTTTGCTGTTACTGTATCTGTATTTAATCCTAAAGTTTTTGCAGTATCGGCTGTTAATTGAACTATCTTACCACCGCCTTTGCCTTTTAACAGTTCATTAATCTGTGTTGCAGATGTAGCAAATTGTCTTGCTGATACAGCTTGGTTTGTAAGGTTTTCTACTACACCTTTATCAATCTCTGCTAAGTTCTTTTGACCAAGATCAACTACTGTCTTTGGTGCGGATAGTGTTTTGATTCTATCAAACGCTGCTTTTTGATCTGGTGGCAATTGGTTATATGCTATTGCCGACTTAATATCAGCAGGCAAATTATCTTGTTTTGCAGTAAGTTCTGCATACTTGCCAGGATCTGTAGCTGCTAAGAATTGCAATGCTGCTGCATTAGCTTTTACTGGATCTATAGTGGTTGGTAGGTTTCCTCGTAATGCTGCAACAGTTTCAGGTACAGCCATATCTCCACCAAACTCAGGGCGAGATAGCATTTCTAACTGAGATCCTTGACCTGTAGCCATTGGAATAGCTTGTGGAACTTCTGCACCTTTTAGCATTTTTTGGTATTGTTCTTGGGCTTGTTGTTTTTTCTTGTATTCAGCCAACTGTATGCCAGTTACCATCTGTTTGAGACTGCGATCAAACGATTGGTTATAGCCTTCCATGCCTGCGCCTAATGCACCAGCAAGAGCTTGTCCTGTGCTTACAGGATAACGCTGTGTTCCTGACTGAGCTAGTAAAGCAATAGCAGAGTTTAATAATGCTTGCTGACCCGCATTAGATTGCATCCTTTGTGTTTCGGCAGGACTAATAAACTGAGAATAGTCTGGTTGTTGACCGAATAAAGCTGATAGATCGATTGCCATAATTTATCCTAATAAAGAATTTGGATTTCTTGCTGCCACTCTTGGGTTAAGTAGATTTAATAAGCCTGAGTAATCTACTGCGCCAGATGGTCTTGTTTGTGCTATTTGTAATTGAGGCTGTTGCATTTGTGGCATTTGCTGTCTTTGACCTAGTAAACCACTAGCCATTCTTAAACCTTGTAGAGCCTGTCCTGCTGTTAAACCTTTTGATGGTAAACCCAATGCTTTAGACTCTATGCCTGTGCCAGCTAGTTCTGCTGGAGTATAAGAATACGACAATGTTGTAGCAATCTGTTCTGGAGATAAGCCTTGTGTTGCTAATCTCGCCATATCTTCTGCTAAGAACGAATCGAGACCAGAAACAGTTAGGTTTTGTGCAATTTGCTCTGCACCTAAACCTTGGTTAGCAAGATTTACAGCATCAAACGCTTCTGTGTATGGTAGTGCTTGTCCAATTGCTTCTGCTAATGCTGCTTCTGTTGCTGCATTAGATAATAATGTAGCACCAATGGTGTCTGCTAAAGCACCTTCTCCGGCTAATGTAGCAAGACCAGTTTCTGTTGCACCGGCAAATGCTGCCTCTGGTGCTGCTAATGCTGCAAGTTCTGGCAATAAATAAGGCGCTGCTACTGCTGCTGCAATAGGAGCAACAACTTTATAACCACCTAAAGGATCTATAACTTCTTTTTCAAAAGAAGCTCCTACATCGCCAACAGCTTGACCAACATCTTCTACTGCTCCAAGAATGCCACCACCACCACCAGATGTTCCCAATACATCAGAAATTGGATCTGTAACCGCAGAAATAATATCTCCGCCTCCACCGCCTTGAGGTTTAATCTTGCGATCTCCAATATGCTCAAAAGCATTTTGTGGTAGATCGGGGATGTCCATTAATGCACAGGTTCTGTTGTTAAATCTCATAGTTTATGTTCCACCAATATTTGTTTTTCTACAAACCCAAGTCGTTTTGTTAGTCTTGCAACAGAGTCTCTAACATAGCCTTGTACTTTTGTTGCCCCAAATGCTTTAAATAATAAACACAATTGCTTGTATGCCTCTTGGTTGGTTACAAATTTACCACCATAGGCACATATAAAAGCTACTTTTTGTTTAGGATACTGAACAAAAGATATAACTATGACACCTTGTATTTTATCTTGTTCTACACCTACAAATAAGTGCAAATGCTCATTGATTAAAGAACTTTTTACATCTTCTACATCGTATTCATCGCACTCACTTTTAATAAGTGCATCGGCAATATAACCCTCAATTACAGACCATTCAGACTGTATTTGTTTTGGGCTATATCGCCTAACTAGCAATTAAAAATATCCACCACCTAATAGACCGCCACCGATAGCACCGATAGCAGGTGCGCCATAACCGCCTAAGAAACCACCGACAGATGGAATAGCTTGTCCTAACGCATATCCTCCTAAACCTCCTGCCAAAGCACCTCCTAATGCACCAACAGTTCTATTTGGTGAATATTGTGGTTGTGGAGCAGGAGTTCCAAACGATCCAAGAGGTGATCCGTAAACAGATGACAGAAAACCTGATAATTGTTCGTAAGGTAAACGCTGTTGATAACCAAAGCGAGCCATTTCTTCTTGTAGAGGTTGTGCAGCAATAGCCTCTCTCTGTGCGCCTATCTGTGCTAATTGTTGTGAAGGTATAAACTGTTGAGCATATATCTGTGGTGCTTGTTGAGCAAGATTTGCTAACTGTAATGCTGCTTGCTGTTGAAGTCCTCGTTCTTGTTGGAATTGTGTTCCTGCAATGTTGGCAGAAATATCTCCAATTGATCGACCATATTGCTCGGTAGCAGTTCCTAATGCTCTTTCCATAGCACCTGATCCTAAACGACCAGACTTGGAATATAGACTAGAGATGCCAGGTAATATTTGCTCGCCATAAGCCTGTGTTAATGGGCGAGTAGCTGCTGCAATCATTTGTTGTTGATACGGATTAGCGTTTAGGTATTGTCCTGCTGCCGTTCCGCTTAGACCACCTAAAGATTGCATATAAGCACCTTGTGCAGCACTTAAAAATGGTGATTGTTGTTTAGCAATATCTTCTTGCATCTGTAAAGACTGCAATGTTTGTGATGATGGACTGACATACATCTGTCCAGGAAACATCTGTGGCTGTTGGCGTAAGAATATTTCTTGAGCCTGTTTTAAACCTTCTTCTAAAAATGGTCTGATACCAGCATCAATTTGTGATGCTTTTGGATCTGGAGTTCCAGGTGTTATTGGTGGACTTGGAAGAAAATTAATAGGATTAGAATATATATTGCTTACGCTTCTGACTTGTTCAGCAGCCCTTCTAAAAAATTCAGGATCTTCATACGCAATATTATTTGGTGCTCTTTGCGGAATAAACTCTCCTGTAACTGGATCATAAGCCATAATGTTTTCCTTTATCCTACGATAATATATTTGTAAGTCATGCCTGATACTGTATTA